CTTATTGGAGATTTGCTGAGCGTTGGAATGGACGCTTAGCAATGGTAGGAGTAATCAGTTTAGTCTTAATCAAATGCCTCAAATTATTTTCATAGCTGTAGTAGCAGCAACTGCATATTCAAGTGGACTATCATTTGTATTCCAATGATACCCCTAGCAGTACTTTTAACTTCAATACCACCAGGCTCTAGAGATATTCTAGAGTTTGGTTTTTTTCTCGCGGTAGGATTTACCGCAGGATCTTTAGGAATAATATAGTAATATATAAATCAGGTTGCATTAATCACATGGCTTCGTATACAGTAACACTTATAGATGAAGAAGGAGAACAATCAACTTTTGATTGTGATGATGACGTTCTAATAATGGAACAGGCAGAAGAAGAAGGTATTGATATGCCTTATTCATGTAAAGCAGGTGCTTGCTCTACTTGTGCTGGTAAGATAATAGAAGGCACAGTTAATCAAGATGATCAATCAATGTTAGATGATGAACAAATAGAAGCAGGATATGTGTTGACATGCGTTGCATATCCTACATCAGATGTTACAATAGAATTAAACAAAGAGGAGGAATTGTATTGACAGACATGATGCCTAAGGAGGAACTTCGCCAAGAGACTTTAACTATTCTCTTAAAACAATTTGGTTCCACTTATTCTAGTAAAGCCATCTATGATTGTGCTGAAGAGTGGACTAGAAGACAACCCACCACTTCAGGGCTTGTCAGTTACTTCAAAGCATATTATACTAGTCCTAAATAAATAACCTCGCATAGGAAAATAATGCAAAAAATTGTCAATATCATTGCTATTACGTCTGGTCTTGTATCTACTGCCGTTATCGCTAGTGGTGTATATGTATATGTCAACAGAGATTCAATTGTTGATGGCATCAAGTCTCAAGCTATTGAAGCAGTTACTGGGTCTCTAGGTGGTGGTCTTGGTGGAGGTGCTCTACCTATAGGTGCTCCTGATCTTGCACCTCCTTCTGATTCTGCTACTGTTCCTGGTGGTGGTTTAGGAGTTCCTACTTTCTAAATAGCGTAGTTGCTATACTGCTATGCCTGAAGAGGTAAAGAAGGAAGAGAAAAAGAAAGGTTTCTTTGGTAAAGTAAAATCTGCCATTGTCCCTGATGCTGAAGAACAAGCAGCAATCATCTCGACAATGGTGCGAATTACGGTCCTTGCCTGGAGCGGTGGAATTTTGACTTTAAATTACGTGGCCATCCCAGGTGTACCGCAGCAGAAAATCGATCCAACTTTTATAGCTTCGGTTTTTACAGGAGTTCTTGCTAGCTTTGGGATTCAGACTGCTTCTAAGAAGGGTGATGGCACTATGAAGATGAATGGTAATGGTAGTAGTAATGGTGGAGCACCTCCTGTCACTGCAAAAGACATTGAGGCTATCATAGCAAAATCTGGTCCTACTCAAACAATTAGAATTGAGCAAGCACCTCTTAAAATTACTACTGATACACCCCAAGAACCTCCTTACAAAATGTAAAGAGAAACTTAAATGAATAACTAATTATTCAAATGAACAACCAATATCCCAAACCAAGGTGGGATCTAGAGAATGATGTAGTACGACTTGAGCAAATGATTATTGTTTACGAACAAGAAATCGAACAACTAAAGATAGAAAAAGATGAACTTCAAAGAGAAATATTATTTCTCAGAAGAAAATTAGAAATAGAGGAGGAAGAAGATGTGGAACTTTAACCCTAAGGATGGGTTTAATAAATTAGTTGAATGGGATAAAAATCTAATTAAAAAATGTCAGGAGAAGTGGGGTCTCACTGACTATCAAGTAGTTTGTATAAGTTTTGCAAAAGGATTCATTATAGGTGCTATTCTTTTGTAATGGAACTTAACGATGAAAACATAATAGCAGTCTTAGAAGAATTGTTACCATACATCCAAGCAGATGGTGGATCTTTACAGTATGTTGAGACTGAAGATGGTTATGTTAAGGTAAGACTTGGTGGTGCATGTGAGACTTGTGCTATGAGTGTTATGACTTTGAAGCAAGGTATTGAAAAGAAACTTATGATGGAGATCCCAGATGTCAAAGGAGTTGTGCAGGTTCTCTAACACAGTCAGGAAGCTCACACCAAACTAGGCAAAATTACTCAACCTGTGCTATAAATATCGGTAGTACTGGGATTGAAAAATCATGCCCCAACACTACACAGTAGGTTATCACGATTTAGCACAGAATCATTTAGAAATCTGTGAGTATGCGGAGGATGCATACGAAGCTATACAGAATAGTAAGGAGGATGTTCCAACGTTACAGGAGCATCCTCTTTTTATTGACTATGCATTGAGGGAAGTATAATGACTCTTATACTGACAAAAGTATTAGTATGGGGTATAATATTTTCATCACTTATTAATCTTTATAATTTGGCATGACCTTTATTAATTTAATTCCTCATGGGAACTATCCAGGACTGTCTCCTGAGGGACAGATAATTGCTATTATAGTAGCATTATTATTTTTCTTAGTGGGGTATGGATTATATCTTACCTTTGGTCCAGGGAGTCAACCCCTTAGAGATCCTATTGATGAGCACGCAAAGATGCATGAGTTAGGTATAGCTCATGGTCATGAAGGTAAAGCCCTATGGATAAAAGAAAAGGGTAAGAACATTGAACATAGTCATCCTCCAGATTTATTAGGATGACTGAGGTTGTTCATGGTGTAAATATTATGTTAGCTATACTTCTAGTAGGAGTATGTGTTACAATATTCTGGATATTCAAGTACGATGATTGGAATCCTAACCCCATTAATGATAGCCACCACTCCAGGTCAGTGGATTCAGGACATCAGGAATTGGGAAGCAGAGCAGAATAGAACACCAGTAGAAGAGTCTATAAATAAATCACTAATAGAATTGGAGTGGGAAGATGGGAGCAATGGTACCCCCGAGCAGGAAGAGTTGTTACAACTTCCGAGTGACGGAGATAAACCGAGTACTGGACGGGGATACGATAGATGTCACCATAGATCTTGGATTCGATTTATACAAGAAAGAACGGGTAAGAATTGCGGGTGTGGACACACCAGAGAAGAGGACAAGAGACCTTGAAGAGAAAGCATTAGGAATAGATGCTACCAATTGGTTAAAGAAAAAATTAGAAGACACTATTGCAGGAGACGGTGATGAACTCTCTATTAGAACTGAACTTGTCGGTGGCATGGGGAAGTATGGTAGGCTTCTTGGTTGGCTCTATATTAACGAGGATCTTATTTCCTTAAATGAACAAATGATTACGGAGGGTTATGCCTGGGCTTATGATGGAGGAACTAAACAGAAAGACTTTGAAGAATTACGTGAAATTAGGAGAACGTATGGGACTTTGGACGAGTCTTGATCAAAAACATATCAATATGGAAGGTAAAACAACTAGACGTATTATAGTTGATTGGGATATATCAAAGGAGGAATATGATGAATAAAGAACTAAAAGAAGAATTACAATCTATTGTAAATAAACTAGGTGGTACTATGGAGGAGCTATTTACTAGTGACCATTCTGGGAGAACATCTAACAAAATTGTAATTGAATATGACGTACAGAGGAAAAAATGATTCAAGATAGAAATGATTTTATTGCTCTCTTAAAAGAAGAAGCATATAAGAAAGGTGACTTTGAATTATCATCTGGTAAGAAAAGTCAACATTATGTTAACTGTAAGCCAGTGACCCTACAAGGTGATGCTCTTATGTTTATCAGTTGGTGTATGTTTGAGTGTCTTGAGGAGGACTGTGATGCTGTAGGAGGACTCACGCTAGGTGCTGATCCATTAGTGGCAGGTGTTGCTATGGTATCAGCAATAGAAGAAAGATATATGGATGGTTTAATAGTAAGAAAAGAACCAAAGGGACATGGTACAAAGGCATGGATAGAAGGACCAGAACTAGCACCAGGTTCTAAGGTAACTGTATTAGAAGATGTTATTACTACAGGTGGATCTGCTATTAAAGCAGCAGAAAAATTAAGAGATGCTGGATATATAGTAGATAATGTAGTGGCTATTATTAATCGTCAAGAAGGAAGTGACGCAGATGATGCTATGGATGCTGCTAATTTAAATCTTATTAGTCTATTCATGCTAGAGGAATTAATCTAATGGACATACAAAAAGCAGCATCAATCACAACAGCAACAGCAGTTCTTGGAACTGGTGCATTTGTTGGTGGTAATCATCAGCTAGATAAGATTCAAGGTGGTCCGCAGAAGAGAGAGGATGCGAAGATAGAAGCAATAAGACAGGTAGTAAGAGAAGAAATATATATACAGTTAGTTAATAATTGGCCAAAGACTAGTGGCCCTGTGAAAGGTCTTAAAGTTCCTAATCAAGATTATAAGAAACAAGTCCCACAATAGAGGTGATTATGGAGGATTCTATTAATAAGATTGATGCTCAACAGAATAGTAGGATGGCTGTATTAGAGCAACAAATAAAAGATCTTAAAGAAGATGTAGATAGAGTAACTCAAGAAGAGAATGAAAGACTGAAGGGAAGAATTCGTCACCTTGAGAAGTGGGTTGCTGGTGCTGGTGCTGTGATTGCTGTTGCTGTTGCAGGACTTGGGTTAGTAGAAGTAACTGATTTTGGTTTTGCAAAGACTGGTACACATGTAGAACAACATAGAGACTACTTTAAAAATATACTTCATCCAGCAATGGTTAGAAGTAATTGGTTAGGTCCAAATTATAATAACTTAGAAGGACAAGAACCTCCTGAGTGGATTAAAAGTAAATGATACCTGATATTGGTATCATTGGTAGTGGTAGTAATGATGAGATACCTATCATAGGTATTGGTAATAATAGCGTTCAGATAATACAAACTATTAGACCAACAAATGCATCTATAAGACCCATTGGTGTAAGATATATTTCAGATGCTAGAGTGTGGAATGTTGAACCTCCTACTTCAATTCCTCCAACTGTTCCTGTTACTATGCAGGTAGGAACTCCTATAGTTAATATGCCAGGTTGTGTGAAGGTTCATAAGGAGAATGTAAAGCAGAGATCAAGAAATAAGATGCTGGTCGATGATGACCCTAAAGGTAATACAGTATTATGCGATGCTGGTGCTCCTTACTATGAACCAGCAGAGTATGATTATAGAGGATTAAGTTGGCAGACAGTATATACAGAATCAGATGAAGCACCTGAAGGTATTGATACTGGAGAACCACCTGCACCTGAGATACCAGATGCTCCATCACCACCAGAAACACCAGGTGAAACTGCTGGAAAGGTAGAGTGTCCTCCACCTAATGCAAGAAGAATAGGAGATTTGAATCAGGCAGGTACTGAGAAAGTAAGTGGATATAAATTAACTCCTGACGGAAAAATTTGTGAAACACAATGGGAGGCAATTGGTTTTGCTGAACAATATCTCCCTAGTGTTCCTGTTGTATCTACTACTGCTACTATTGCTCTGGTTGCGACTTCATCTGCCCTACTTGCAAAACCCCTAGCGGACTTGCTTCTGAAGGTTGTGAAACCTGTGATAAAGAAGGTCGTAGCCAAGGTAAAGAAGATAATGGGGAAGACAGACCCTGTTCTTTCAAAACGGGAACGGATGCTTGCTCAGAGAGATCGGAATCGGGCGGTGATGGAGTTGAGGAAGGCTCTGAAGAAGTAGGAGGAGCAGTCCATTCTGGTTGTGGTATCTGGTGCTCATGTGGTATTATCTTTCCACCAGGTGCTGTTACAACTACATCAGCACATACACTAAAGTATGGTGAGTTAGGATGGAACATAATACCTTGTTTTTTGAGCTCGCCACAATTTTTAAGACGAGCTATCTCAAAATCTAACCGCTTATTAGCAACTGCTTGAGTAGTCATTGCAATCTGTTGGGCTGCAGCCTCATGACATTGCCTTTGGAATTTTCTATTCAGTGGTATAGAGAGTGTAGCAGATAGTCCAACATTAAATGATTGGTTCGCTCTCATATCAGTACGCACTGGTTTAAACCATGATGGTGTCATTTCTCCACCCTCATCAACTACATCAGGAACACCATTAGGACTGTCTATATCTTGAATGATAGAGATGTCTGATCCATCAGGGAACCATCTAATTTCATCTCCAATAGTATTACCATCTGTTCCATCAGAAATATATGTTCTATTATCATACCAATCTTCCCAAGGGTAGTTCTTGACGGTAACATATGTTGGAACCATCTTACCTGTTGCATCAGTGATGTTATATTGTGGTTCGTTATAAAAATCTTCCCACGGATCTTTTCTACTATCCGCAAATTGTACATACGGTGTTAGGTTAAAGGTACTACCTTGACACTGCACACCACCACCATAAGTATTAGTTATGTATGGCCCCTGGAGGACCTGTATAGCTTGGTTCGTAACTGAGCCGCTTGAGTTGGCTATCGGATTGGCAGTGGCACTTACCCCACCAACGCCCTGAGCAAGAACAGGGTTCCCAGAAAGAAACCCAAGACAACTAAGGAAAGCAAAGGCTTTGGTTCTGTATATTCTTCTACCATTCTTTACTGGGTAAATGTGCTGGTCGTGTCGGTGACACTTTGTATTGTGGTTACGCGTTGTATTACCGTTTGGTTGGTCATCCCTGGTCCAGAATACGTCTGGGTAAATTGAAAGGCTCCACCAGGTTCTGCTATTGTGAAGTTGTTTTGACCGTTGAAGTTTAATGAATCGAACGAAGAAGTTGTCGCTGCTGCGGTTGCTCCTGTTTCGTCTGT